GCATTACACCCATCCGCGAGCCACGTCCCCACCGTGGCCAGCGCCACCCCCGCCACCCAGAGCAGCCACAACGGCAACAACCCCAAGGCCGTCAACCAGTAGAGCCCACTCCGCACTCCGCACTCCGCACTCCGCGTTCTCTTCACGCTCGCACTCCTTTCTTCTTGTCCACCTTCACGCTCTCGATCATCACCCCGTGCAGCTCGCACACTCCCTGGTCATTGCTCCCGCGAAAGACAATCGACTGCCCGCGCACCGCCGACCCGCACCGATAATGCTCCGTCGTCTCCTGCAGCAGCGAGGGATCGATCCCGTTGCTCCCCGGGTTCACTCCCGTGGTGCGGTCCACGCTATAATCCTCCCGGAACTTCGTGGCGTGGTCGTTGTTGGCATTCGTCGCCACCCAGCGCGGCCGCGTGTGCGGCTTGTAATACTTGGTGCGGTCCTTCGTCTTCGCGCTGGCGATCGTCACCGACTCATTCACCCCGTCCAGCGCGGCCGAAAGCGTATAACGCGGATTCCGCGTCTTCAGTTGCAGGTGCAGCGCCGTGGCCCGAATCCGCCCCAGCGTCGAGCGCGTGGCATAACCGCGCGTGGCCCACGTATGCGTAATGGCGCTGCTCGCGCTCCCGCTTGTGTGGTCCACGTCCCCCTCTTCATACACGCCCAGGTAACCGCTATTCGTCATGATAAGCAGCCGTTCCAACCCATTGACCGCGAACGGAATGAAATCGAACACACTCACCCCCGTGTCATAAGGCGTCCAACTCTTGTTCACGTGGTCAAAGACCAGGATAGCGTTGTTGCTCGTGGCACCATCCAGCGGCACGGCGACATAACTGAAATTCCCCACGTGAGTGCCGCGAATCACACTGCTCGCATTCCAATTGATGCGGTCGATCACGGGCGTGATGTCCGTCCAGCGACCGTGATCCGTGTCCATGGCGCTCATCGGGATGTCCACCCCCTGCCATTTGTTCTGCTCCGTTTGCGTGAGCGAACAGACGCCCCGGCCCGGCACCACGAACCAGACATCCCGCCCCACGCTCCAGATGGCCCGCCGCAACTTCAATCCATAGGCCAGCGTCACCGTCTGCCGGCGCAGTCCCGAGAGATTCCCGGCAATGCCCGTGATGACGAAAATGGAATTCTCCTTCCCCACCAGCAACGCGCTGGAGGGCGTATCATCCGGCGTCGGCACCTCGAAGGCCGAGAAAATCGCCTCATCATCCGGCTGCGACACGCGAAACGATTCCAGCGTCGGTTGAAAACGGGTTACATTATAGTAGTCGCTGACACTGAGGACATCCCGCCCCAAACTCACGTTGGGCAGAATCAACCGGTTCTGCAAACAGACCGCCCAGGCCGCGTTCGGAATGACGGCCGTGCCATCACTCGGGTTCTGCGCCAGGTATTCCGGGCTGTTGTCCAACTGCGCAATCTCCTCCCAATCCTGCGTCACCTCGCGCAAGCGCAACGGCGCCGCCGCCACTCCGCTGGCCGCCACTCGGAACATATAGAGCGCCCCGTTGGCCTGCTCGAAATGCAGCGACTGCCCGCTCAGGCTCACCCCCGCCGGCAAGGCGATGGCCCGCGCCGTCTGGTTGGGGCGCGTATAATAAGTGGCCCCATTGGCCGCAAACACGATCCACTTCGTATCATCCGGGTCCTTGAAGACCCCGATCCCCTGCAGCGCGCCGCTCAGCGCCTGCGGCGAATTCTGCGTGCCCGTATTGGCCCAGGGCATGATGGCGAAGCCACTGCGAGGCTTGTAGGTCCGGTCCGTGAACCGGCCGTTCGTCCCCGCCGACAGGAACCCCGCCGGGAGCAAGGCCGGCCGCAAGCGCAGGTTCACGCCGCGGAAAGCCATGTCCCCTTCCGGCGCCTGGTCCAGTTGTTGTCCCGCGATCATGCTGGTCGAAACGTTTGGAGTGAAACCGCGTCCGGTCGCTCTGCTTCATGGGGCAACTCAAATGGGGGAGTGGCGTCGCTCCTCTCTCCCTGCTGCTTCTTACCCTGGCGCGGATCTCCCGCGCCAACACACCGGGCCGGACGCGTTAAAATTGTCATCATGCTATGCCTTCGCTGCCTTCGCTTCCTTCGCGAGACTCACCTTATCCTCCTCGCCTGGAAGAACATCTGTGGCGTATTGGGCGTGAAACATTCCATCCGCACCCCGTCACTCGTGAAATTGGGCGGATAGAACCAATCCCCCTTGAGCAGCGTCGGACTGGCCTGGATCGCCCAGAGCCCATTCGTCGGCAAGAGGAACCACGCCACCCAACCCGCGTTCGTGCGGTCGCAGTGAATGACGGGTCCTGGCTGGGCGGAAGCGGGAGAGATTAGGAACAGGAGTAAGAATAGGAATAGGATGGAAGCCATCCGGTTCTTACTCATAATCCTATTCATATTCTTACTCTCCCGTTACTCTCCCGTTACTCCACCCGGCGCAGCCGGTAATGCACCGCCGCCGGCCACGGTCGGCACGCAATCACCATCGTCCCCGCCCGGTAGACCGCGTTCAGGAACGGCGTCCACGCCACCCCATCCGGCGACTTCTCCAACTGCCATTCCCCCTCCGCAATCACCAGCTCCGAGCACTCAATCTCCGGCTTCTCCTCAAAACTCTGATACCGCCGAAACCACTGCACCCCATCATCCTCTGCCCCCAGCACCTGCTTGCCCGCGAACTGCGCCAGCTTGTTCTCGTCAATCCACTTGAGCGACCGATCCGCATTCCTCGCCGTGGGCCGAATCAAAATCCCATACCGCTGGTCCCGCACGATTAAGTTGCGCTCATCCGCATCCGCCGAGTTCGTCCCCAACCGCTTGGCGATATAAAGCAACTCCCCGCGCACGTCCTTATCCCGCACCGTGTCCCGCAGCGCCGCCCATTCCCGCCGCGACCAGGCATAACGCCGGGCGCCGTTCATTTCCGCTTTCCGCTTTCCGCTTTCCGCTTTTCCCTCCTCTGCTTCGCACACCTTCCCGTCTTCTCTCAACTCATGGACATTGCTCTTCACATTGCTCACCGTCCCGTTCGTCACCAGCGTGATGCCCCGCCGGATGAGGTCGATTTCGAAGGCCCGACGCGCCGCATCCTGTTCGGGCGTGGTGTTACAGCCGGTCAGGAGCGCCACAGGGGCACCGAGACATAGAGAGAGGATAATCAGAATATAATATTTCATGATGTGGTGGGTGGTTTAGAGGGTTCGGCGGAAAGCGCCTGCTCGGGGCCGTGGCCATGGCCATTGCCGTTGCCATTGATGGGTACGATCGGTTTGCCGGCGGCCAGCCGTGACACCGTCTGGTCCAGGAACCCGTCCCAGTACTTGTGCAGGCTCACCACCGCGCCAATCAGAGACACGAGGCGTTCCGGCCAGCTCATGTTCGTCCAGGCAATCAGGATGGCCGGGGCCGCGCCGGCGATGGTAATGATCGTGCCGTTATAAAACTTCCAGATAGCAAAGCGCCAATACTTCACGTTCTGCAACGTGCTCAACTCCTTGCGAATGAACGAAGTGTCACTCATGGCCTCACCTGATAAACGGACCCGCCCCACGCACGGTGATGCTCGCGCTGGCGGTGTTGGTCGGCTCGGCCGCCCCGGCGCTGGGAAAGCTCAGCGTGCGCTTGGTAAAGTTGGTGTTCTGGAGAAACACACCCAGCCCAGCCCGGATGGCGGCGGAACTCGGCTTGAGCGAGAAGTCGCCCGCGTCGGCGTCGTTGAAGGGAATCTCACTCAGGTTCCCACCGCCGATGATGTTCTGGCTCGCAATGTTGGTGTAAGGGCCGTTGGTGTTCGCGCACATCCAGGCGTTAATCAATCGCGGATAGCCCGGCCCATCCCTCGTGGCTCCGATGCCGCGCGCGCCAAACAGCCCGTTACTGATGGAAAGGAGGTTGATAATGTTGACCGTGGTGTCATTGGTCAGGCCGACGCTGCCGGAGGAACTCATGTCCGATCGTATGCCATCCTGCGTGTTGCGATAGGCCGTGAAGTTGATGATCTCGGCACGGCCAGAGGTGCCGCTCAGTTCCAAGCCTGAGCCGTTGTTCCACGCGCTAATACAGTTGAGCACCGTCATCGTCTCGTCGTTGTCCGCCACGAGGAAGAAACCATCGTTGCCGGTGTCGCCGGCGTTGAACGCGTTGTGATGGGCGAAACACCAGGCGAAGATTCCACCCGCGGACATCTTGAACGGCGCATTGGCCTGCGCCGCGTCGATATTGCATTCCGTCCCCTCACACCAGAATGCCTCGCAACCGGCGGTGACGAAATGAATGCCGCTGCGCCACGAACGCCGCACCCGCACGAAGTAGAACCCGGTATTGCCCGCGCAGCGCACCATCTCATTCGTCGCCGTCGCCCCCGGGCCGGAACCGCCGCCACTCAGGCATATAAACCACAGGCTCAATCCGTCCGACGTGAAATTGAACGGGGTATAGAGCGTGAACGCCCCGTTGGTATCGCCGTGGATGGTGGGCAGGAACAAGTTCGTGATAACATAGGGATTCCCGGCAGCCAGGACCGCCGCCCGGATGTCGCCCGGGTCGTTCGTATAACCCTCGACACGGAAGAAGCCGCCCTTGTTGTGGGTCAACGGTCCCTGGATTATGTAATCCGCCGCCTCGGACATGTCGCCCTTCATGTTCACGAGCAGTGGATGGCCGCTGGCGTTAGTCATGTTCCCGCCGAAGACCCCGAACGGGGTCATGTCCGTGCCGGTCGGTCCGCGCAATGCGCCGCCGATATTGAGCGTCTTGCCGGTCGCGCCCGAGGCCGGTTTCGTGCCTGAGCCGGATTGCTCCAGGATGGTAATCGTATCGGTGCCGTCGTTGACCGTGACGATGCGGGCGAAGTAGGGAGCGTTAGTCACGCCGTCATCCATAATCGCAGCCCACATGCCGGCGGTAACGCCGGACAAGTCCGGAGTGGCCGCACAAATGAAATTGGAATTGCCGTCCCAGTTCCCATTGGCGAAGGAAAAGAGCGCGTGCTGATTGGTGGTGCTACCGCTGTTCGTGTTCGATCCCTGCGGCGTCGTATAGAACTTAGTCTCCTGGGCGCGCACTTCCACCGGCGCCAGCGGACCCCATACCACCAGCAGCACTGCTAGAATGAGTATCAGGCGTTTCATTGAATCTGATTGATGAACATCGGAACGTCGTTGCTATCAGAAACAAACAACATTTGGCTCATCGTTAGGTTCTGCGTGGACAACTGAAGTGGTTTGAAACGCTCGGGGCTGATGTCCGCACGGAACATCTCGCAGTCAAACTGTGTCCTGAACTGGTTGGTGGGTTCCAACACACTCACAATCCAGACCAACATCAGGCTCGGCACGACCAGCTTCGGGAGGTCGTCGGTCCCACCGCGAATGATTGCCTCACTCTCTTCGTTAAACTGGATGTTGATGTGGAGACAGTTGGTCCACACCACTAGCGGCAGGCAATTGGTGCGCAGATACACTGTGATCGTGTAGCGCGCCGGCTCAGACTCGCGGGCCACAGGCGCCGGCTTATGACACCCAGCCACCAGCCACAGGCAAAAGCAAAGAAAGAGTGTTTTCATGTTAATAGACATTCAAACTGACCAGGCCATTGGTGTCGTCGAACTCGCCGCTATAGACATAAGTAAAGCCACTGGTGAAGCTGGTGAAGAAGGCCGACGACTGGAGATTCGTCTTCAGCAACACGCCCAGGGCCGGACTGTTGAAGGTCGGCCAGACCACGTTGTAATTGGCGTTGGACGGCGTGATGCGCAGCTCAAAGCTCCAGCGCGTGCCCGCGCCATAGAGCACATAATTCGTCAGGCTGATGTGGTTGCCCAGGGAGACGTTCAGTTCCGGCATGCTGGCCCGCAGCGTCAGGTTGCTGTTCGCCGTGCTGTTCGTCTCCACATAGATGGAGCGCGAGTAGCGCACCAAATTGCTCGCCGCCATCGTCCCGGCCGCTTCCATCGTGAAAGTGGGCGCCGAGAGGCCAATCCCCACTCCCGCCGTGGTCAGATAGACCGTGCTGGCTTCGCTGTTGGAAGTGCGGAGGGAAGTGGTGCCCGCCGCGGCGTTGTTACTGATAATCGTGCCGCTGGTGTAGGAATTCGTTCCAAGCTGCAAGCGACCCGGAAAGATGGAGCGCGCGAACTGGCTGTGATGTCCGCCGGTCCCGCCCACACCGAAGATGAACGTCCCATTTGTCCCGCCGGTCGGCCCATTGGTCGCGTAGAGCGCCGGGTCCGTGCTGTCCGCCTGGCCGAATTCCACCCCCCAGAAATCATTCCCGGCCGAATTGCGAAAATGAATGAACCCGCTGGAACCGTCCTGGATATAGGAGGACAGCCCCGGTGGCCCCAGATGGAAGAGCCCGCCCGCCGTCAACGCCAGATGGTTCACATTCGTCGCCCCGAAATTGGCCCCATTGATGGTCTGCGCCCACGGCGTCTGCGCCGAGGCGCTGGCGCTGAGCGTGTCGCCGGCCAGAGTCAGGCCCGCGCCGATGGTCAGGGCAATGAGCGCCGAGTCGGCATTGAGATAGGCAATGGCACTGGTGCCGGCCTGCGGGAAATAGGTGCCATAATTATTGTAGCCAAACTCGGCCAGCGTGGTGCCGTCCGCCGCCTGGATTTTGGTGCGCGCGTTCACGCCCTTCAACACGGCGTCCGAAACGGTCGGATTGGTCAGCAGCGCGCCACTCTTGATATTGAGCTTGCCGAAATTGGTGCCGAACTGGTTGGGGTTGACGGCCAGGGCGCCGACGACATTGGTGGCCAACCCGGCGCTGCCCCCGCCGCCCGTGCCGGGCGTGATGGTCGTGGCCGCCAGGCAAAGCAGAATCAACAGCGCGCAGACCAGCGCCGCTCCAAACGTTTTGAGGACTTCCGTTTTCATCGGTAGGTCACCGTCAGGCGCACGTTGGCCACGATGGCGGTATAGGTGGCGTCCGTGGAGCTGAGGACGGCCACGATGTTCGTCATCGGGCAGCCGCCCGCGCCGAAGTCCACCCAGGCGGTCATGTCCGTGGGCACCTTTTCCACGGGCAGGTCGGGCGTGGCGCCCGCGTCCGGCGCGGCGGCACTGTCGAAAATCATCAGGTAAACATCCCCGCCGCTGGCGTTGCGAAAGCCCACGGCGTGGACGCTTTCCACCGGGCCGGGAATGACGTTGACGGTGCCGGTGGTGTTGGTGCGTTTGCGGTTGGGGCCTGTGCGGGTATTCATAATGTTAGTGCGTCAGGATGCGCGTGGTCGGCACCTGGCCTTGCACGCGGTATAAGAGATCGTTCAGGTTGCTCTCGGCCTCGTCGGCCATGGCTTCGGCCACCGCCATGCGGCCGTCGCTCTCGCCGGTCAGGAAACTCATGGCCGCCTTGGCCCCCAGATAAGTCTTGAACAGGTCGGGCAACTCCACCCGCGTCCACTTGGCCGCGGCGCTGCTGGGGCTCTCGCCGGCGCTGGTGGCGGTGGCGCAGGTGTAGAAATTGATATTGGCCACGCCGCCGCTGGCCGTCTCGAACTGCACCTGGTCGCCCACGGCATAAGTGCTGCCGGTCAGCCAGACTTCGCCCGCCAGGTTGGGCACGCGCACCTTGTACTCCACCCAGGGCCGCGCCGGGCTGAGGGCGAAATTGACCTGCACCCCGTTCTCCGAGAGGAAGCTCGGCACTTCCACCGCGCGCGTGGTCGCACGCGGGTTCTCGTCCCAGACCACGATTTCGCCCTGCTCCCAGATCTCCGTCTCGCCCGTCTGGGTATAGGAGATGTAAACATCAAAGGGGACCAGTGCCCCCCAATACGTTGTATTGGTCGGGACGTTACCCGTGCTCGCGGTGTGGCACTGGTAGTAAAGATCGGTGGTCGGGTAATAGATGATGTCCCCCGCCACGTAAGCCACGCTGGCGCTGTAATCATTCCCGCTGAAGCTCGTGGCGGCACTGGCCCAGTAGGCGCTGTTGAGCACGTCGCTGCTGTCCGCCGGGGCCTGGCCGCTGAACCCGCCGCTGCGCACCGCCTGGTAATAGGCCATCGTCTGCGGAAAGAAGACAAACGTGCCCGCCTGATAGGTGGTGCCGCTGCCATAGGTGGCGCGAAACTCGCGCTGTTCACAGCGCGTGATGCCCGGCCACTTGCCCTTGGGCCAGAGCATCTGCAGGTGCGTATTGATGGCCACGCGCAACTGCCGTTCCGCGTCCACGTCCAGCCCGCTCGCGCCCACCTCCATGGAATAGTCCAGCCCGGCGATCTGCGCCGCGAGCTTGAGGATGTCGCTGTAATGGCAGAGCGTCATGGGCGGTTGAGAGTTGAGAGTTGAGAGTTGAGAGGGAGGCCGGTCCGGCTCTCAACTCTCAACCTTCATACGTTCACGTTCCGCAGGAACGTCTGGAAATTGCCGTCGTTGTTCGGGTTGTCTTCCGGCTCGATGATGAGCCGGCCGTTGACCGTGCCGTCCGCGTTCACGCTGGTGACGATGAGCGGGCGCGCCACCGGCACGACCTTGAGGGTCGATTCGGACGTAATCACGTCCCCGACCTTGATAGTGTTCTTAGCCATAATTCAGATCCTTTTAGTTGAGTTGAAATTTGCTCGTGGACCGCACGCTGCCGCGCGCTACCACCGCGAGTTTCCCAGGACTTTGGACTTTGGGCTCGGGACCCGGGACTGCCCGCTCGAAGCCGACGCTGGTCTTGACCCGTTGCGGCGCCTGCACCCGCATGTGCGGATGGCGCCGGATCAAGTACTGCACGTCGCGCGGGTTGCTGAAATCGAGCTTCTCCACGGCCTTGTAATGGATATAGGCGGTGGGAGTAATGGCCAGCACCTGCGGGCCAATCCCGTCCACGCACCGTTCCGGCGGGCGATCGTGATAGAGCTGGGCCAGCTCGCGCTGCTCGGCTTCGGCGGCGATCGCTTCCCACATCAGCATCTCGTCCAGTTCCTTGGCCACCTCGGCCACGAACGCTTCATCGTTCATGCCCGGGAAACGCAGGCCCCAGTTGCCGGTGGGATTGTCCATAGAGGAGTGCCAGGCGCGGGAGTGAACCCACCCGCGCCCGGCGTGGCTTCAATTCCCTTTCGCGCCGTTCAGATCCACGGCGTTGAGATAGATCTCCAGCCGCCCGCTGGTGATGCTGCTGTTCAGCGCCGGGCCGAGCAGCCACAACGAAATGTTGGTGGCGGTGTTATAGACGAAGTTGGTATTGCCCAGCGTATACCAGGTGGCCGCGCTGCCCCCGGCCGCGCCGGCGTTATAGCCCCACACTCCATCTGCGTTCGTGGTGAGCGTGCCCGTGCCGAGGTTCGTGCCCACCGGGAGCGCGCTGGCGAAGCGGTTCGTGGCCGAGCAATCACCGATGTTGAGCGCATAACTGGCCGCCCCGCCGCTGGTCGCCACCGCCTTGACCACTTTCACCCCCACATTGCGAATGCGCGTGCCGGCCGGGAAATTGACCGTGCCGACGAGCGGGCGGGGGAAGAGCGTGTTGTTGGCGTCGTTGGCCGCGTTGGTCACGCTGTTGATGAAGTTCGTGGCATCGAAGATGCCGACGTGCGTATAACCGAAGAGTGCCTGCGATTGCGCATCGAGCGGCGCCCAGTCGTTGAGTCCGGCGTGAGCCTTCGGGATGGCCAGGGCGGCCAGCAGGCCCACCGTGGCGGCGAGGATAAGGATCTGCAGGATGGCAAACCCTCCGCTCCAAACGTTTCGAGCAATCTTATTCTTGTTCTTATTCATAATCTTATTCGTTGCCGTGTTGGTTTTGGTCGCCGGGGCGGGGCCTTCGATTAACTTTATGATCAGGTTATCGATGGCCCGCCCGCCCCGGCAGAGTGTTTAGCTGGTCGCGTTGCTCATGAGCTGGTCGCGGGTGTTCTCGCACTTCAGGCAGCCCACCATGTCGAGCTGCGCGCGCTGGCCCCCGCCGTCCGCGGGCAGGTCCATTCGTTCCGGGCCTTGCTGGCCGACCCATTCCCAGGAGTCCATGGTCAGCCCATAGGCCCGGGCGCCCTGGACGAGCGGCTGCAAGGCGCCACCGGCCGTCAGATAGGCGTTCCAGAGACTCGGGAGCAATTCGAGCGTGCCCCAGTCCCCTTCATACACGTCCACGCTGGCCGTGATTTTCTTGGACTCCACCGCCTGGGTGAAGGTGCGCATGGTGCTCATCACGTTGGTGCTGCCGGCGCTGGTGTTATAGAAGCCGCGGAAGGCATTCTTGAACGCCTGGCCGCAGACCACGGAGAAGGTCTGTTTCTTGCCGCTCTCATTGTAACTGGACTGGATCCAGTTCTGGATGACGGTCTCCGTGAGGGAGGCGCTGGCGGTGGAAATGACACTGCCGGCCGGCGGACGGAACGCGGCCGGAATCGGCAGCAACGCCTGGGCGTCGGCGCTGAGCATGTTCCCCATGCCGCGCGAGACACCGGCCACGGCGCCCGTGGGTTCGACGGGGGCATCGTCGCTGGCGATGGAAATTTCCCAGTTTCGCTTGAGGCGAACCATGAACATGGCCACGGCCTTGGCCATCTTGTTCGGCACACCGGCCATGTTCTGGCCGATTTGCGCCAGCTTGCCGACGCCGGCCACTTCCTCGAACCACTGCATGTAGTTCGCGGCCGCGCCGTAATTGCCATCGAAGGCATTGCCGGGCGCGCCGGCGGGCTGTCCATCGACCTTGGCAATGCGCCGCGGCTCGAGGTTCTTGAGCATGACCCACTCCTCCTTCTGGTTCACGAGGTCCTGCCGGCCCTTCTTGATCATGGAGGAGAGCGGGAGGTTCTTGGCGTCCACCATCACCAGCTTGTCGCTGATGCTGCGGCGGTTGCCGGTTGTAATTGCTACGTCACTGGCCAGCACTAGTGGCATAAATGTTTCCTTTCACCGAAATCCGCCTTGCGGCGGTTTGCTAACGGCGGCGGGGACGTTCTTCGTCCTCGATCGCGGTCAGCGTTTCCAAATCCTTCTCCGAACCGGTGTCGGCATATCGTTTCTCGGCAGCAGCTAAACGGGCGCTCTTGGCCCCATCGGCGGGCCTTGGTTTGGCGGCGGACGGCAGGGTCACCGCCGCGGGCTTGGCTTTGGCCTGTCTGGCCGGCGCCAGGGGCGGTTCCTTGGCGGCGGGCTTCGTCGGATTCAGGCGCGCATCGACGATGCGTTTGCCTTCAATCCAGACCGCCGCCGCGTAGTCGCGCACCGGGTCATCCGCCAGGGCCGGGAACCGCTGGAAGAACTGTTGTGCTTCCCTCGCTTCCGGGGATTTGGCGTCGGCCAGGGCCGGCACAGCGGTGTGCGCCACCTGCGTCCAGCGCTGGGTGTTCACGGCCAGGTTCTGCTCGGCCGCGCTGACCAGCGATGTCACGCGCGCGGTCGCTTCGTTGTGTTTCAACAACGATTTGTCCCGCGCCGATGCCAGCCAGCGGCGAATCTCCGCCGCCGGGCGGCCCGTCAGGTCCACGCCCAGCTTCTTCAATTCGCCCGTGACGCTCTCCACCGCCTCTTCGCCCCCATCGAGTTGCCCCAGAAACTCCTGCGCGGTTTCATAGACCGTGGCATGTTTCTGTTGCTCCGCGCGGGCGGCCTTGATGGTCGGCACCTGGTCGAACTTGTCGCCGGGAGCGTTCGCCCCGCGCCGTTCGCCTTTCGACTCCAGTTCCTTGACCTTCGCCTCCAGCGCCGTCTTGGCGGCCTGTTCGCTTTCGAGCTGTTGTTTCAACTCGTCGCGCTTGGCGTTCACCTTGCCCACCCGGTCGCGCACGATTTGATTCACGCGCTCGTTGATGGCTTCGTGGTGTTCCGGCTTGAGTCCCTCGATCGTTTCCAACAGGTCACCCAATCGTGGCGCCTTCGGTGCTTCCCCCTCGGGTTCCGGTTCCGCTTCCTCGCTGGCGGCGTTTGCCGCGGGATCTTCGTCCTTCGGCTCCCCGTCCTTATTTTCTGCTGCTTGAGAAAGAGCTGCTTGTTCCGCTGCGGCTTTGGCGTCTGCTTCAGCTTCCGCCCCGGCCGCGCCGGCGTCATCAACGACGGCTTTCGGATCTCCGGCCGTTTCCTGTTCCGGCGCCACGTCCGTGGCGTCCTCCTGAGCGAGCGCGGCGGCCAGCGTTTCCTCAGTCATTGGTTCCAACAGTTCTGCGTTCATGCGATTTTGCGCCGGCAAGAGGGCGTTTCGGTGTTACGTGCGATTGCGGCGGCACGAGGCCGGTTTAACGCTCGTTCTTGTCCGGGCCTTGCAGCCCGGGGCGGGTGAGGAACCAGCGAACCTGCCGCGCTGGGTGGGACAAAGCATGGAAGCCAACTCAGGGGCAACCCTGAGGGACACTCCTTGGGGTAAGTTCACACTCCTTGGGGTGAGAAAGGCGTCTCACCCCGTCGTTTCCGCGCTGCTGCGCGCCTGGGCGGCCTTCCCTTCCAGAAAAGTCCGGAAGTCGATCAGCATGGCCGCGCGGCCGTTGTTGTAGGCGCGCTGTTCGGCGGATTGGTCCGCCATCAGCGCCGCGGGCAGTTCCCGTTCCTGCAAATGGTAATCCAGCGCGTGCATCACGGCACCCCAGACCGGGCTGAAATCCGCGCCGGCCAGCCCGCTGCGGATGGACTGCTCCAAACGTTTCAAGTCCAAGTCAGTCATGTCACGCCACCCCCCAGTTGCTGCTGCATGACCTGGCTCATGTCCACGCCCACCCGGCCGCTCACCTTGTTCACCCCGAGCTGGTCGCGGCTGAACTGTTTGCTCTTCATCCACGCCTCCAGCAGTTTCAGGAACGGCCCGTTGGGCTGTTGCGCCGCCTGCTGGTAAACCGGGCTCACTTGCATAATCTGCTCGGCAAACTTCATCTGCTGTTCCGCGGTCGGATCGTTCTCCGTCAATTGCGGCGGGATCCCCTTCAACATGTCGTCGAAGTCGCCCTTGACCTGCTTGAAGATGGCCGCCGTCGCGCCCTGCTGGTCGGTAATCACCTCCGCCGCCACCGCCGGATCCTCCGAGCGGACGAAGTAGGCAATGAGTTTGCTCATATCGATGGTGCCGGTGCGGTCGGTCTGCGCCAGTTCGAAGAGCCGTTTGTTGCGCGCGTCCCGGAAATCAGGCGACAATTCCTGCACGTCATAGGTGAGCAGATAGAGCATATCATCCGCGATGGCGCCGGCGTCGCCGAACTGGCCGCGTGGCAGCCCGGTGATTTGCTCGATCTGTTCCGGCGGCAAATTCACGCTCATGAGCTTGAAACAAAAGGAGAGCGCCTGCGAACAGCTCAAGAGGAACGTCCGCACCCGCTTCTGCCGTTTGATGAGCGAGAGTTCCGGCGGCGTCTCCAGTCCGGGCCGGCCGAAGTAACGATCGATGCGCCCCTGCACGTGCTGCGTCATGAACTCCGCCGTCTTGCCCCCGCCCGGCATCTGCATGAACTCCGGCTTCGCCGACCCGCGCTTGACCGGCACCTGCACGAACGGCCCGAAGCGATAATTCACCCCCATGATTTGCTCCACGAGAATGGGCGGGCAGGTTTCGAGGTTGGTGCGCGTCACGGTGGCGTCCTCCATGGCCTTGAGGGTGTTCTGCCAAGTGGCCATGATTTGCGGGATGCCGCGCGTGGCGCAGAGCGCCCGTTGCGCCACTTCGAAGCGCCATTGCACCAGCGGATAATTGAGCCCGAGCGGATAATCCAGCGGCCCATGCGCCGCATAGGCCCCTGCCGCGTTCCGCGTTCCGCGTTCCGCGTTGTTAATGTTGCCGTGATAGATGGTGCTATAGACCGCCAGCACGCCGTCCGCGTCCACGAGCTTGCGCAGGCAGGTGGTCACCTCGATCAACTCGCTCATTCCGCTGGCCAGCGTCCCGCCGTTGCTCGACTCCGCGGACGACGTCGCATCCCCCGTGTGGAACGTCCATTGGCCCTGGCTGAATTCACTGTACTGCCCCTTGAGCTTGACCGCCGACTCCAGCCAGGCCGGGTCCCATTCCTCCGCCTCGGCCTGGGCGCGCAACTGGGCTTCCGTGTAATAATCCAGCAGGAACACCGCCTGGGCGCTCTGGATGTCCCGGGCCGTTTCCGGGATGAACGCATCCTCCCAAAGCTTGCGCGCGCGCACGAACGGCTGGTTGCGGCACAGATAAGGCAACGGCAGGGTCGCCTCGCCGTCTTTGCGAAGCTCGTGAATAGCTTGGCGCGCGCGCTTCGCGGAAAGGGGTTGCACGTCCCACTCGTAATTGCTCGGCTGCCGGCTCTGCACGTAGTGCGCGTGCATCTGCTGGAGGATGGCCACGCAATCCTCCTCCAGGGTGGGGTCCAGAATCATCTGCGGAAAGAGCGTGAGCGCATCCACCTGCCCGGAATCGGTCCGCTGTTGCGCCGCCGCCATCAGCTCGCCCAGCTTGATGGTATGGTAGCGATAGGCCAGCGTCCGTTCCCAGCCCACCTGCAACAGGCTCGTCCCATACGTGCAGGCGTTCTGCGCGTGCAACTCGATCTCTTCGACCAGTTCGCCGTAGAGCTTGGTTCCCTTGATCCACTCGATCAGCTTGCGCGCATACGCGGCCTGGCCGCTGGCCTCCGTCTGCGGATTGCCCTGCACCCGGGCCATGGCCCGCCAGAACCCTTCCGTGAGATAATCGACCTGCTCGTTAATGACCTCGTCCGCGGCGGGAATGCGCGCGTCGCTGGCGCCCTCGTGCGGGAAGACCGTTTCGCCCTGGGGCAGGTTCTTCTGGTGGCGGCGGCCGTCCGGCGACTGGCCGGCCCAGCGCGTGTAGCGCACATTGTCATTATCGCTCAGGCGGTCCCACCCGTGGGCGGCGGGGGCACAGGAGGAAAAGAGGAGCTGCAAAGCGCCGATATCCGGCGTGTCCGTGGCGAGGGCCTGATTGGGGGCAATCACGCGCACGATTGCGGCGCAGCCACAGCAGAGCGCAAGCCCGCGCCGCACTCGTTGGGGTAAGTTCACACTCCTTGGGGTGAGAAAGCTCATGGCGTGGCTTCAGTCATGGTCCCGAGCAACCCGCCCTCAGTTGTCCGGGCCGCCACTCCATACCCAATCAGTGCCGCCAGCGCCGTGCGATGGAACCGCCCGTAGCCGTGCCCGGCGCGCACCGTCAATTGCCCGCTCTGCACCAGGCGCGGGATGTCCTGCTCGCGCAATCCGGCCGCGAGCAAGTGGCTCCAGCGCAGCAGCACCGGCCATTGATGCAAGTCCTCAAACCCGCTCCAATCCATCTGCAGCTTGAGCACCGGCGCCAGGCTGGCCTTGACATAATAAAACGCCGTCCCATGCCGGCCCGCGCCGCCCGCCACCGCCTGCACCGTGCGGATGACCTCTTCCTCCACCAGCACCCGCAACGAGGCCGCGTCCAGCCAGAGCACCTCCCGGCGCCGCAACAGGAACGGCAGCGCATCAAACTGCCGCTGCTCTTTGGAGGGAGTGGGCATTTCCCTTTCGGAATTTTTCATTTTGAATTTTGCATTTAGAACGCCCCCCCACCCACGCACTCCAGCCTCATCCCCGCCTCATCGTCCGGATCTTCCGTGGCGTAATAGCGCAGGCAATCGACCGGGTCCTTGCTGGCCTGCTCCTTTTCCGAGCCCTGGCCCGTCCAGAGCAGCATGCAGTCGATGGTGTTCGCGCACTCCTCGCTGAAGAACAGCCGCGGCTCGTTCAGCGGCGTGAGCCGGCCCACGCGCTGGAATTCGTCTTCGTCGTAACTGAGCAGGTCGTTGATTTTATCGATCCCTTCGTTGATGAGCAGCCCCTTGGCGGCTTCGACGAGCAGTCCAACCTTGCGCAGTTCGTCAAAATTGCAGGTGCCACCCTCCTCACGGGTGGCCACCGGCGCCCGGCCCGAGCGCGGGTCACCCAGCCGCCGGTACAGGTTCTCTCCACCCTCGACGATGCGCCCATCTTCCCAATCTTTGGCTTCCGCCGCCGTATGCCCTTCCGCCTGGAGGATGATATCGCGATACCCCTCGTAACCGAGCCCGATGGCATTCTGCGCCGGGCCGCGTTCGCCATTGGGCTTGTCGCTGCGCACGGCCCATTCGCCATAGGTCTTCTTGTCCGGCCACTCGCGATAGACGAAATGCCGCACCCGGTCCCCGATGCGCACCGCGCGGATCCAAAGCATGAACCAGTTGCGGCCCTGGAAATCGATGATTTGATAATTCGTCCCTTCCTTCGGCACGCGGCTGGCCGGCACGACGTGCACCTCCTTGTTGAATTTGGGGAAACGGTTGCCGACCTTCTTGCGCGCGATGCCCGCGAGCCGAATCATCTTCACTTCATAGGTGGCCTTCTCCCAAAGCTGGCAGAGGTTGGTGAACGAGACGTAGGGATTCGCGTCCGCGGGAAAGAACATCCCCGCATAGGCCGGATCCACCGCCTCCACGATGTAAGGCATCCGGTCCACCGGACCGCCCGGCCAATGGCGCAGTCCGGGAAAACCGGGGCAGATGAATTCCTGCCACTCCAGCACCTTCGATCCCTGAAAGACCAGCGCGTAGGTCTCGTTCCAGCCTTTGATGGGCGTGAACGTAATCAGCCCGTGCCCCTCCCGGTCCGTCAACCGGCCTTTGAGCGTAATGACCCAGCCCACCGGGATCAGTTCGTCCGCCCAGTAAAGATCGATGGCGCCGCCTTCGATGATTTCCGGCTTCTGCTCATAATTCATGAACCGGCATTCGCTGATTTGCCCGTTGTGGCCCGGAATGAGAAACGCATTGTCCGCGAACTTGTTCTTGGGCGAATAACTGAGCGCGAAACTGTCCGAGCGTTTGCCGTTGAGCGCCTTGATTTCGGGCGGCAGATACCGCCAGATGGTTTCCTGCTGGCCTTTGCCGCGGATGGAGGTGGGATTGTCCTGGCAAAGGCACCAGACGATTTTCCCGCCCTCCATCAGCTTGCGCACCACTTCCTTGGCCGCGAACTCGGTTTTGGTATTGCGGTTGCGCGAGGTGATGAGCACTTCGCGATACTTCTGGAGCAGGGCGCGCGCGTCGTCCCAGCAGCGCCGCACGCAAATGGGCGGGTGCGGTTCGTAACCGTAGCGATACGGGTCCGCCTCCATGTTGCGGATGAGCGTCTCGCGGTCCTCCAAACCTTGGCGCAGCAGGTCGCGCCCGTTGGGCACTCTCAACGTTTGGACCACCCATTCCGCCGGCGGCAATTTCAGCACCGGGTGCGCCATCGTCACCCCCAGCGACTTGAAGAGCGCGTCGAGCTGCCCCGGTGCGTGGAGGAGGAACGAGTAATCTTTGCCCGCTTCGATTTGCATCATCTCGACAGCGCAGTGAAGGGATAGACAGAATGGACAGGATTTTCAGAATTGCCCTGAAATTCCGACCCCGTTCGATTTCCACCGCGCTTGATGTTGCGGCAGTAGAAGCATTTGAGGCGGGCGGCCTTGTGATAGCGCCGCTCCGCCTCCCATTTCGTCAGGTTCATGGCCCGACCGATTTGGGGGAAGGAGTAGCCACAC